GAGCTGACCTGGAGGCCAAGGCAAGGCAAAAGGGGCGCGGTGTGTCTGAGCCTATGCCTAAGACCATTATTAACGCCCTGGGCGGCGCCTATGACCCAATCTGTAAGATGGTGAAGAAGCGCACGCTAACACCAGCACATGCACGTATCGTATTGGCTTTGCGTGACCATGTGCAGGGCGGCACTATAGACCTGTCTGGTGGCGGAGCTATGGAGTTTGTGCAAGGCGGTCAGGCTGACGGAATGGAGGCTCATTGCGACCGTAGGCGCGCAGGCCAAGCCGCCTGGGATGCAGCAAAGAAGGGCTGCGGAAATCCGGCAGAGTGGGTTCACGTTGATTTGCTCATTCGCGGCAAGATAACACAGCGTCAGGCATGCCAGGCTCTATCGACCTACAATGACCGGACGCGCAAGAGAATACAAAGCGCGGTGCGAAAGTCGCTCAACGCGGCGGGCGCTTATTTAGGGATAGGGTGTTGACAAATCTTACTTTTGGGGCATTTCTGCTAATGCCCTAGATGCGTTGGCGGTAGAGGCATCTCCCTTATTGTAAGCAAACTTCTCCTTTTAGGTGGCGGAATCTATGTGTCGGTAATGTGTGCGCAGCCTTTGCGGTGTTTTGGGGTACTCATGGAAAATTTCTTAAGCAGCGTCTCAAATGGCGCAGGCCTTAGCCGAGACTTTACAGGCGACGTACTCGCCACGGCTGGTGGTTCAATGATTGTATATTTCGCTGTGGGCATAATCGCTCCAGCCCCATTCGCGCCGTTCATACAGGTAGCGGCATCCAATATCACTGCGGCCATGCTCTGGAAGCGCGCAAGACGGGATAATGTTTGATGGAAAATGTATCAATACGCCAGGTTGAAAATGGGTACATCATAACCATAAATAATGAGTACGACGCGGAGCCCAGCGAGTCCATAGCGGTCACCTTCGAAGATATGATTGATATTGTCAGCAGGCACTTTTACCACGGTGACTATGATGCTTCGAAAGCAGAAGCGCTGCAAGATAATGCGGGTCTTATGGGCGCGCCCCTAGAGGCTGTTGATACTGCCGAGCAAACCGCTCACTCAGAAACACTTGGCGACTGGATCAAAAAAGCCAATACTGCTCTATTCGGGGAGCCGGTAAGCGCGGAGCCAGATGGCTCCCTTGGGGGTTTGTGTAGCAAGGCCGAGCTGGCAGATCGCGTGCTTTTCTCTGAGGGCGCACGGGTCACACGCGAAGAAGCCCTAAAGACTGCTGACACGCATGCTGACCCTGAGTTTGATGGGGTCGCAAAGACGGAAGATATCAAGCCGATTGCAGGGGATGTTTATAAGCGATACGTTGAAACGCCCTTTATCCCACTCAGAGACCCTGTTGCGGATACGCGCGTTCTTGCCGAGCAAGCCAAAACAAACGGTATAGACGAAGATGCAAGCACTTGACCCCCTGCAAGCGGCAATCAACCTAGCCGCGCACCAGTCCGCAAGCCAGATAACCTTTGACGGCCAGACATTCATCTACAGGCCTGAAGACCATGCTAGAGTGTCTAACCACACTGCCGGCACTATCACTCTGCAGGCAAACACATTCACAACTACGCCTATAACTACCGTTACGCTACAAGAAGCGTACGACACGGCAGCAGAGGCATTGGCAGCGGTTTAAGCTATGCATTTATGCGGTAACGATAGGGCACTATTTTCTGTGCTAAAGTCTATGCAAAAATGCCAAACTATATCGAGGAACAGTAAATGAGCGACATGGACTTCAAGGCCATACGCGCCGAGCTTGGTTTAACCCAAAAAGACCTTGGCGAACTATTGGGCATCGATCCAACTCAAATCAGCCGCGCCGAGAATGGCCACGAGACGCCACCTATGTATGCTTACGCATTGCAAGGGCTAAAGTCTGAGCTTGCTGGTGATGCACCGCAGCCGACTGTTGACGTTGAACCATTGAAGGCAAAGATAGCAGAACTAGAGGCCCAGCTCGCGGCTACTGTCTCGCCTCCACATCCTGCCCCGCAACCAACTGCGCCAGCTCCAGAAGCTAAACCTAAGCGTAGAGGGCTAGGACGCCGCTCTAATGCGGTGGATGTATAAGCTTGACCAAGACAGGCCGACCGCTTCTGTATGATGACCCAGCCTTGCTGGAAGCCAAGATAGATCAATACTTTGATAACTTAAAGGATGGCGACGTGCCGACGATTGCAGAGCTCTGTTATGAGCTGGGCTTTTCTAGTCGCACAGCGCTCACAGAGTACATAAAGCGGCCCGCCTTTTCTGACGCGATAAAAAAAGCGAAGCTGAGAATCGAGGTAGATCGCACTAAGCGCCTAGTTAAATCGGGCAGCCCGACTGCTGGTCTTATCTTCGATCTGGTCAATAATCACGGGTACAAAAACCCACAGCATGTGAAGCATTCTGGCGACGACGATCCAGACGCAAAGCCGATAGAGGTTACGCGGATTGAGCTTGTCGCGCCTAATCGCCCGCTTCCGGTAGATGACAACAGTACAGGTTGAATTACCTAGCAAGCTGATCCCGGTATTTACGGGTGAGGCTGATTACAGGTGTTCATGGGGCGGCAGGGGTTCAGCTAAAACGCGGACCTTCGCCAAACAAGCTGCTGTGCGTGGCTTAATGTATGCTCAGCGCGGCGTTAGCGGATTGATTGCTTGCGGTCGTGAGATAATGAAGTCTCTTGACGAGTCTTCGTTCGCTGAGGTCAAAGCAGCCATACTGTCTGTGCCTTGGTTAGCCGCGGCATATGACATTGGTGAAAAGTTCATTCGCACCAGGGAGCATTTTAAGGGCCGCGTTGATTTTGCGTTTGTTGGTCTGCGCCACAATCTCGGCAGCATCAAATCAAAAGCCCGGATATTGTTGCTTTGGGTAGATGAGGCCGAAGAGGTATCAGAGAAAGCCTGGCTGGTCGTTGAGGGCACGCTGCGTGAAGAGGGCGACGACTGGTACGCAGAGCTTTGGGTCACATGGAATCCAGAGCGTCACGACAGCCCGACGAATAACAGGTTTCGTCTAACCCCGCCGCCCAATTGGAAGGGCGCGGAGATGAACTGGCGGGATAACGAGTTTTTCCCACAAAAGCTCAACCGCACACGATTGACGCACAAGGTGCGCGAGCCTGATGATTATGATTGGGTCTGGGAAGGCGCTTACCGCACGCACTTTAAGGGCGCATACTACGCCAAGCACCTAACCTTAGCGAAGGCGCAAGGACGGATTGGCACGGTTGACCTTGAGCCGCTTATGTCTGTCCGCACTTATCATGACCTTGCGGGCGCATCTGATCGGGCTGATGCTTACTCTATTTGGGTGACGCAGTTCATAAATAACGAGATCCGCATTCTGGATCATTACGAGACTGAGGGGCAAGACCCGTCTTACCACGTCAATTGGTTGCGTGAATGGTGCTTAGATCGCGGCGTTGCAAGCTGCCGTATCGGTCTGCCTCACGACGCATCGCAGGTTCAGATTAACCAGTCATGGGAGCGCATCTGGCAGATGGCCTCTAGTGATGAGGTCAAGTTCAGAACGCATCCTTGCCAGTCTGGCGAAAAGGGCGCGGCAATGAACCGGGTTAGAGCTTCGCGGCTGCACTTTCACCGCGTGCGCTTCAACGCTGAGACAACAGAGGCGGGGCGTCGCTCATTGGGCGCATACCACGAAAAGCGCTCTGAAGACGATAGAAACATAGGCTTAGGCCCAAATCATAACTGGGCATCGCACAGCGCGGACGCCTTCGGTCTGATGTGCATTGATTACGCAGAGACCAAAAACGAGAAGCCGAAAAACGATGACTATAAATTTGCAAGCAGTTCTGAAAGTAGTGGTTGGGCGTGGTAGCTGACGACGAGGCCGGCGAATACGGCGACGAGTTTGATAATGCCCGCAAGAAGCTGTGCGATTGGTCAAAGGATCTGGACCGCCATTGGGGCGACTGGATCAAAGAGGCCAAGCAATGCAATCGCTTTGTTGCTGGTGATCAGTACGGCGATCACGAGCTGCGGGCGATTAAGGATGGCGGGAAAATCCCTGTCACCTTCAATCGTATTGGTCCGGTTATTGATGCTGTTGTCGGCACGGAGATTCAGGGACGCCAGCGCGTAAAGTATCAGCCGCGCGAGGTTGGTGACGCAATGGTCAATGAGATATTGACTGAGGGCGCAGAGTGGATACGCGATCAGACAGACGCTGAAGGCGAAGAGTCCGATGCTAAGCGCGATGCCTTCGTGACTGGCCTAGGTGCTGTGTCTACAGAGATTGAATATGAGGAAGACCCACAAGGCAAGGTTGTCTATCGACGGCTTGAGCCTGGCAGCGCTTTGCCGGACACACGGGCGCGCCAATCTAACGCTATTGATGGGCGTTATGTCCGCCACCGCGACAAGCTGACCAAAGACGAGTTCAAAGAGTTGTATGGTAATGTGAGCGGCGTGTTTGATCCGACCGAGGGCGGTCTTGCAACGCATAACTCTGATCCGCGCAATGCCTATCTAGACGATAATGGCAGCAAGGATGCAGAAGACGATCTGGTAACGGTTGATCTTTGGCAATGGTACGAAGTTGACACGGTTATGGTTGCGCCAAGCCAGGACGGCGCAGGGCTTGTCGAGTACAGTCTTGAAGACTTCGAAGCGCTGCAAGAGGCTGGCAAACAGAACGGCTATTCAATTGATGGTGTTCGGCGTCGCAAGCGTCGCTATATGTCCGCTACTATGACGGGCGACATCTTCATTGATGAGCCGCGCCAAATGGAGATGAGTAAGTTCACAATCCAGTTCATCACAGGCAAGCGCGACAATGAGCAAGGTGTTTGGTATGGCCTAGTCAGGCCGATGATTGACCCGCAAAAGTGGGCAAACACGTTCTTTAGTATGCTGCTGCACATGGTGCGCACGAATGCCAAGGGCGGCATCATGATTGAAGAAGGGGCTGTTGGCGACGCTAAAAAGTTCCAGTCTTCATTAGCCAAGTCTGATGAGATTACCGTTGTTGCTGATGGTGCTTTAGCGGGCAACAAGATCAAGGATAAGCCGCAGCCTAACTATCCGGCTGGTATTGACCGGCTTATGCAGCAGGCCACAGAGGCAATCCGAGACGTAACAGGCGTCAACGCTGAGATGCTTGGCCTAACTGATCGTGATCAACCTGGCGTGCTCGAAGCGCAGCGCAAACAGGCCGCATATGGCTTGCTGGCGTCATTCTTTGAGAGCTTCCGCCGCTTTCGCAAGATCAATGGCGAGCTGCTTCTGGACTTCCTAAGCATGCTCGGGCCAGAGACGCTTGTTAAGGTGACGGGCGAGGATGGCATTAAACAGCAATATGTGCCGCTTGCTATGGCGGTAGCAAAAGACGCTAAGTATGACGTTATCGTTGATGAGATGCCAGCCGGGCCAAACCAGAAAGAGCGCACGTGGGCGATGTTTACCCAGCTCTTGCCGGTCATTGGCGACAAGTTAAGTATGGATGCCTGGGCAGAGTTCATGAAGTTCAGCCCATTCCCTGAAAGCCTGTCGCTCAAGCTTCGTGAGATGCTTATGGAGGCGAAGCAGAAAGAGGCCCAGCCCGATCCGAAGCAAGAGCAGATGTTCGTGGCTCAGTTGCAGAACCTTCTGGCGACATATCGCAAAACGGATGCAGAGGCGCAGAGCAAAGA